ATATGGTCGAGGTCCACTTATCAATGCATTGAGTGCAATCAAAACTACTAATCTAACAATCGAACTGATATTAGAAAATGCACAGATGGCTATATCTGGTGTGTATCAAATGGATGATGATGGTGTTATTAATCCAGATACAATTAATCTAGTGCCTGGAACTGTAATACCTAAAGCACCAAACTCTGCTGGACTGCAACCAGTTCAAGCCGCTGGATCATTTGATGTTGCTAATATTATTCTTTCTGATATGCGACTAAATATTAAAAGAGCATTGTATAATGATATGCTAGGTAATCCAGATCGAACACCAGCAAGTGCAACAGAGATAGCAGAACGTATGGCAGATTTATCAAGACGAATTGGTTCTGCGTTCGGTCGATTACAAGCTGAGTTAGTACAGCCAGTTCTTCAGCGTGTTGTATACATATTGAAGAAGCAAGGACGTATTAACATACCAACAATCAATGGTAGGTCAGTCAAGGTTCGTTCTGTTTCACCACTTTCGCAAGCACAATCTAATCAGGATATTACATCTATCAATAGATTTTTAGAAATGATTGGAGTGCGATTTGGACCAGAGCTAACTAATGTTCTTATTAATTCAGAAGAGACAGCAATATATTTAGCAAAGAAGTTTGGTATACCAGAGTATCTTCTTAGAGATTTAGAAGAACGTAAACAGATAATAGCTATGGCTCAACAACTTCAACAACAACAAGCAATGATGCAACAACAAGGAACTATGGATGAACAAACTCAGCAGTAACATATCAAGTCTCGATGGATATCCTAGAGATAAGATTGACGATCAAAACATATCTTTAAATTTTGTTTCTCTGTTTAGCTCACCAGCTGGAGCAGAAGTATTAAAATATTTACGCAGTGTAACAATAGAAGCTGTACATGGGTCAGCTGTAACTAATGATACACTACGTCATGCAGAAGGTCAGCGATATATTGTTGGCTTAATTGAAAGACGTATACAACATGGACATAAGGTAAAATCAAATGAGTGAAGAACAAACACAAGAAGCACAACCACAAGAAGAACAACAGACTATTGAAGTACCTCAAGAGTATGCTGATGAAAGACCGAAATGGTTGCCTGAAAAGTTTAAGACTCCTGAAGACTTAGCTAACTCTTATGCAAACCTTGAGAGTAAGTTTGGTCAGAAAGAAGATGAGATACGCAATAGTGTTATGAAAGAGATTGAAGAGAAAGCGTATTCTGAAAGACCAGCAACTGCTGGTGACTATGTTGTTCCTGACATCATTGATGCTGAAGAAGCTGTTGATAATGATCTTCTTGATTGGTGGGCTGATCATTCTTATGAGAATGGATTCTCTCAACAAGAGTTTGAGAATGGTATCCAAAAGTTTTATGAAGCGACAACTGGTGGATATAATGCAGATGCAGAGATGGATCAGTTAGGTGATAATGCACAAGAGAGAGTAGAAGCTGTTGGATTGTTTGTTGAGAAAACATTTAATGAGGATACTCGATCTGCTATCGATGATCTTTGTTCAACAGCAGAAGGGATAAAAGCTATGGAGATTGTAATGCATAATCTCAAAGAGAACACTGTGTCTGGAACATCACAGCCAACCGCAACATTGACTGATGATAAGCTTCGAGAGATGATGAATGATCCTCGATACTATAGTCCAAATCAGCGTGACCCAGCCTTTGTCAAAATGGTTGATGAAGGATTTAGAAAGATGTATAACAGATGACCAAAAAAAAAGTAAAGAAACCGATAAAGTATTGACGTATATCAGAAGAGGCAACCTTGAGTTTAGACCATGTGTTGTATCTGATATTGATATTATTCTCGATAATATGCGTCTACCTGATATCCGAGAGTGTGCATTGGTGGGGGTAACTCCAATGATTGCTCTTAATGTTCCTTTTGAGGAAGAGGGAGCAAGAGGATTTACTATTACTCATAATCGTAAACCTATTGCAATGTGCGGTGTAACATCGATGGATAAGTATATGCATACTGGAAAGATATGGTTTCTTGGAACTGATGAGGTTGATAATATATGGAAATCTTTTTACAAACATAGCAAATTGATTCTTAGTTTTCTTGCTATCGGTTATGATATTGTAGAAAATTATGTGCCAGTTGACCATGATAAGACTATTCGGTGGCTCAAATGGATAGGGTTTGAGGTAGAAGATCAACAGTATTTTATACATGATCATGAGTTTGTGCGAGTTTTCTATTGCAATTTGAATAAATTTGAGTCTAATAATAGATTAAGTGAAAGACCCGTACTGCATTAGAGAAGCCCTCTACGGACAACTTCGTTGAAAATTGCAAAGGATAATCTGAAACGTAATTGAAACTTTAACTTTGATGGAGCTAATAATGGCAAGTACAATTGACACAGCCTTTATTAAGCAGTTCGAATCTGAAGTTCACCTTGCTTATCAGCGTATGGGTTCTAAGCTACGGAACACTGTGCGTATGGCAAACAATGTGACTGGTAGCGTTGTACGTTTCCAGAAGATTGGAACTGGTAGTGCGAGTACCAAGTCCAGAAATGGTCTTGTGACTCCAATGGAATTAGCACATACAACTGTTGAGGCGACTATGAGTGACTTCTATGCCGCCGAATATATCGATAAGTTAGATGAGCTAAAAATAAATATCAATGAGAGACAAGCAGTTGCGACTTCAGCGGCGGCGGCTCTTGGTCGTAAGACTGATGAGATTTTGTATACAGCAATGGATGCTGGTGCAAACTCAACTCAGATACATGACACAAGTAGTGCTGTTGAGAAGGCTGACTTGTTGTCACTCTTTGAAACCTTCGGTACTGCTAACATCCCTGAGGATGGTGGTAGATATCTTGCAATGCACCCAAAGGGTTTTGCTGATCTGTTTAATATAACAGAGTTTGCATCATCTGATTTTGTGGGTGAGCAGAATCTTCCATTTGCTGGTGGTATGACAATGAAGCAATTTTTAGGCTTCAACATATTCTCAACTGCCGCAATTACTGCTGGTAAGAATATGGCATACCATACAACAGCCGTAGGTCTTGGTATTAACTCTGATGTTCAGACAGAACTTAACTATGTTGCTGAACGAGCATCACATCTTGCAACGTCTATGATGTCCATGGGTGCTACTGTCATTGATGACAATGGTATTTATGAAGTCTTAGACAACAACTCATAGGAGGTATTGACATGGCTTATAGTGCTAGTGGATTATCTCGATTAGCTGGTGCATCAAATTTAAACTTGTGGGCTTATACAACTACAGACGCTATTGGAGCTGTAAATACTGCTGGTTATTTTAATGATGCGGCGAACATGCTAGCTGTTAGAGATGTTATTCTTGTTGCTGATACAAACACTCCTACGACTCATTTTGTGACTGTTTTGTCAAATACTGGGACTGTAGTAGATGTATCTGATGGTACAGCTATTGCTGAAACAGACGGCGACTAATGACTTCAACTGCGGCAGATAGCGCAATAGATATATCGAGTCGCGCTCTTATCTTGATAGGAGCTGAACCGATAACCTCGTTTACTGATGGTACAACAGAATCATTAGTTGCTTCGAGTCTCTATGAAGATATCTGCCGTAGTGCATTATCTAATACACGCTGGAGGTTTGCATCAGACCAAGCTGTATTGAATAGACTTACTGATGCACCTACTGGTCGATATGACTTAGCATATCAACTTCCTTCAGAGACACTTATTGTTCATGCAATTACTGTAAATGATTCTCTTGTTCAGTATCAGATATATGGTGATATGGTTTTTGCTGATACATCTACGCAAGATTCTGTGATTGCTGACTATACATT